ATAGTCCGTTCTGAAAAGTGGTTGGTAAATGTTTATGTAGTTAACGACCCTGTTAATCCTGAAAATAATGGTAAGGTTAAAATGCTTCGTTATGGTAAGCAAATTCATAATATTATTACCGATGCAATTGAAGGCGAAGACGCATCTGAGTTAGGTCCTCGTATCTTTGATTTAAGTCCTAATGGTGTTAATTTTAGAGTTAAGGTTGAAAAGCAAGGTGACTTTCCTACTTATGTATCATCTAAGTTTGCAATGCCTAGTGCAATCGATGGTCTAGATGAAGATAATCATAAGGAAATTTATGATAATACTTTTGATTTAAGTAGTGTATTTAGTGTTAAGAGTTCTGATGAGCTTAAGACGATGTTAGATGAACATTATTATGTTAAAGATGCTTCTACTACAACTACTACTACTATTATGTTTGATAAGGAAGAAAATAATACACCTGTTCAAACTGCAGTTAGCGAGCCAGTTGTAGAGGAAAAGAAAGATGATAATGAAGATGAAGTTCTAAAAGAACTACTTGAAGGATTAGACGTTTAATAAAATGGCTGATGGTCAACCAGAAATGATTCCTATGCCAGGGCCCGGGCCTCAAGGCCCTCATCCAGAACTAACCAGACAACTATCCCCTCAAGAAGAAAGGGATGTTTTACTTAACTTTATGGGTAATATGTATGGTGAAGCTAAAAAAATGGATAGTCAGATAATTACTTCGTCTACAACTTTACAGGGAGGAAAAAGTGAAGAAATAAAAAGACAAATTGAACAAGTCTATACTCAACCTCAGCAGTCTGTGCCTGTACAGGTGCAGGCTGCTCCTCCTGTTCAATCTACTCCTTTAGAAGCCCAGCCTAATAAAGTTACCGTTAGTCAACCGTTAATAAGTGAAACTGTTATTGAAAATTCAGATCAATTAACATTAAATTTTAATGTATCAGAAAAAGAAGATCTTATAAATCAAGTTAATGATTTAGTAAAAAAACTTAATTTTCAGACTAAGCAAATTAAAGAATTAAATAAAAAAATTGATAATATTATAGATAGGGTTACAACTACATCATTACCTATTAGAAAACAAGCAAAAAAAAAATCAGTTGATAAGTAATGGGAAATCTAATATAATAGAGTTAGTATATGGCTTATTTAAAAATAAAAAATAAAAAAGATTTTGTATCTAATTTTTTAGGTCCAGTTTCTAATTTAAATGATTCTTGCATTTTATCAATAGAAGATAACATTGTAAGTTGCACATTAGCATCAGCAGATGCAACTATAGTATGTAGATCATCTATTGAAATAGAAACTGATATACCGAATTTAACTACCTTAAATTTACCTGATATTAAAAAACTTGTTAGGGTTTTAGATATTATACCATCTCAAGATATAGAATTAAAAATAAATGAAAATAATTTATCCTATAATGAAAATGGTTATAAATTTAAATATCATTTATTAGACGACGGTATTATAAAACAACCTTCTTTAAATGTTGAAAAGGTAAAAAATCTTAATTTTAATACTAAATTTTTAGTAAAAGAGCAAGAATTAAATACTCTTTTTAAAGGTAGTTCTTTCGCAACTGAAACTTCTAAGGTTTATCTTTTTGAAGAAGATAATAAAATTTACAGTGAGTTAGGAGATAGATCTAAGCATAATTCAGATAATTTTGTTTGTATATTAAGTGATAATTACGAAGGTAATATAGCAAAACCTTTACCGGTTAATTTTGACTCATTTAGACTGGTAAGTTTTAGTGGTAGTCGTGAAGTAAATTTTAGTATTAATACTGATATGGGTGTTATTACTTGTAATTTTAAGAAAGGCGATACACAATTGATTTATATTATTTCCGCATTAATTAATTAATATATGAAAAGAGATTGGTCCGAGCATAAAGTAAAAAACAAAATTAAAACTGCAGGTTATTTTATAAAAAGATTAAAAGATAGCGGATTTGTAGTTTTAAAAATGTTTAATGCATATTCGCAAGTAGATCCAAGAAGATGGACAGTTTTAGTAGATCCTGGTTATAATAGTGTTTATATAACATGTTTTACCAATAAAAATGAAGCCGGTGAAATATTATTTGAATTTGATGATGGTGGTATTAATTTTAATAAAGGTTTCTATCTTAAAACTGATAGTATAGAAGTAGTAGTTAGCCAGCTAATTGAAAAAGGTATTAATAACGATCCTTCAAAGAATCCATTCAGTAGAATTAAATAATTTTATGAGTGATGATAAAACAGATAAAGATAATAACGAAGATATTATTAAAAATAATACTGTTAAATCAGAATTAGATCAAAATACTGAAATTTTAATAAGAGATGCTTTAAAAAGTTTTGTTAAAGAAAAATTTCGTAATAGAAAAACTGATGATGAAATTAATGCAATGGTTTCTACGTGCTCTGAATTTATGAAATGTTTTGTCATTATGGGATACGATTTTGAAGGTAACGCTATAAAACCTATTTTTTATGCTAGAAATGATCAAGATTCAGATGCATTAACTCAATATTTACAAAAATTTATTATTACTTCTTTCCATTGATTTTTAGCTTTTATAAGCTAAAATAATATATATGAATATTTTGATTCTCGGTAAGGGTTACGTGGGTAGTCATCTAGAAAAGTATCTATATGAGCAAAAGGTCTCAGATAATATATTTTTTAAATCTAAAAAAGAATTAGATTATACTAATTCAGAAGTATTATATAATTTCTGTTTATCAGAAGATATTAATACTATTGTAAATACATCAGGTTATACGGGTGTACCTAACGTTGATGGTTGTGAAGATAATAAAGAAGATTGCTTTTTTTATAACGTTAATGTACCGGTTATAATTGAAAGTATTTGTAAATCGTTAGATATTAATTTTATCCATATTGGTTCTGGTTGTATATATGGTGGTTATGATAAGATGTATACTGAAGATGATATACCAAATTTTGGAGTTTATGAAAAAGACTCGAGTTTTTATAGTAAAACAAAACATATATCTGAAATGATGCTTGATAAAAATTTTACTAATATTATTCGAATTAGAATGCCGATGGAAAGTAAATTGACAAGTAAAAATTTATTAACAAAACTTTATAATTACCCTAATCTAATAGATTTTGTTAATAGTAAAACTGATATGATTGTTTTATGTGATTTTATAGAAACTGTAATAAAAAATTTTAAAGCTGGAATATATAATGCAGTACATAGCAATGCACTGGGTACAGAAGAAATTGTAGATATTTTAAAAGAATATGGTATAGAAAATAAAACTTGGAAATTTATACCGTATGAAAATTTAAAAATAAAATGTAATAGAAGTAATTGTGAATTATCTAATCAAAAAGCTATAGATGATTTTGATTTTAACTTCGGAGAAGAAGAATACTATCTAAGACTAAATGCATCTTTAATTGGAAAGGAATTAAAATGGGAAAAGAAATAGTAGGTTTTACAGCAGGTAATTTTGATCTATTACATCCGGGATATATTTATACGTTTGAAGAAGCTAAAAAGCACTGTGATAGATTTTTAGTATTTCTGCAGAAAGATCCTTCTGCAACGAGATATACAAAATATAAACCCGTTATACCATATTATGAGAGATATAAGACTTTAATGGCTATACAGTATGTTGATGACGTGTATATGTATCAAACCGAAGAAGAACTTTATGAACTAATTAAATTTTTTAAACCTGACATTAGAATACTAGGGGAGGATTATATAGGTAAGTCTTTTACTGGTGATGATTTACCACCGCAAAATATATATACAACAAGATCTCATGAATGGTCAACTACAAAGATTAAAGATTTAATTACTATACAAACAATAAAACAAAATCCCGATATAGTTAAAAATGCTAAAAAATAAAAAAATTATAGTAACGGGTGGTAAAGGTTTTATAGGTTCGCATTTAGTAGATAGATTAATAAAACAAGAAAATATAGTAACTATAATTGATGATGAATCTGTTGATTCAAATTGGATAAACTATAAAAATAATAAAGCAAATTATACTTCTTATAATATATGCGATTATGAATATATTAAGCATTTATTCAAAGATGTTGACTACGTTTATCATCTAGCTGCTGAATCTCGCATACAACCTACTTTAGAAAATCCAATATTAGCGACATTAACCAATGCAGTTGGTACTTGTACAATATTGCAATGTGCAAAAGAAGCAGGGGTAAAAAGAGTTATATATAGTTCCACTTCTTCTGCTTATGGGTTAAAAAATAAAATACCACTTAAAGAGGATATGCCTATAGATTGTCTTAACCCTTATTCAGTTTCTAAAACCTCAGGTGAAGAATTATGTAAAATGTATACTAAATTATTTGGTCTTGAAACAGTTATATTTAGATATTTTAATGTTTATGGTGATAGACAACCATTAAAAGGTCAATATGCCCCAGTTATAGGTTTATTTTTAGAACAGAAAAAAAATAATAAACCTTTAACAATAGTAGGAAACGGAAAACAAAAAAGAGACTTTACACATGTCAGTGATATAGTAGAAGCAAATATTAGAGCTGCTACTTATAATGATATAATCGGGGAAATAATTAATGTAGGAACAGGTATAAACTATTCAATTAATGATATTGCTAAATTAGTAGGGGGTAAATTTATTAATATTGAAGAACGATTAGGAGAATCAAAAATTTCACAAGCTTGTACTAAAAAAATTCAAAAACTTTTAAAGTTTAAACCTAATAATAAAATAATAAATTATATAAAAAATGGAAAATAAAAAAAATATATTAGTAACTGGAGGTTACGGGTTTATCGGCGGTAATTTTATTAGATTTTTAAGAGATAATTATCCAGAGCATTATATAGTTTGCATAGATAAAGAAGGTTACGCGGCCAATAAAAATTATATCAAAGGTCTTTGTGATAAAGAATATAAATTAGACATTTCACATAGTTTAGATTTAGAAAACGTTTTTTTAACTAATGATACATTTGATCTTATTTTTCATTTTGCAGCTGAATCTCATGTCGATAATAGTATAACAGGTCCAAAAGTTTTTATTGAATCTAACGTTTTAGGTACATTAAATATGTTAGAATGTTTTAGAAAAATTAATAATAATCATGGTCGCTTTATTCATATAAGTACTGATGAAGTTTACGGACATTTAGGGTTCGATGACGACCCATTTACTGAGTTAACCCCTATTGCACCTCGTTCTCCCTACGCTGCAAGTAAAGCATCAAGTGATCTCTTATGTTTATCATATATTGAAACATTTAATTGTAATATTAGTATTACCAGGTGTTGCAATAACTATGGTCCTAATCAGCATAGTGAAAAGTTTTTACCTACTATTATTAAATCCTTAAGTAAAGGTAAAAAAGTACCGGTATATGGTGAAGGTATGAATATACGTGAATGGATTCATGTATATGATCATAATTTAGCAGTTTGGTCAGTAGCAACACATGGTAAAAAGGGTATATATAACATAGGATCTGGTTTAGAACTAACAAATATAGAGTTGGTTGATAAAATATGTACTATTATGGGTAAAGATTTAGATAAATCAGTTAAATTTGTTGAGGATCGATTAGGACATGACTTTAGATACAGTATTGATTGTGAAAAAATAAGAAAAGAACTTTATTACGAGCCATTATACGGTGATTTTGATGATCAACTAGTAAAATTAGTAGAAATATACAGTAAAAATGAAAATTAAAGCTGGAAATATCTTTGCATGTCATCACGGTCAATGGGCCGGCCAAATGTTCTGTTATATTTGTCAGGATAAAAAGGAACAGACGTATAATTTTCTTAGAATGCCTGATATGGTAACTACAAAAATATCTCAAAATGATTTTAATAATGGTTTAGATAAAGAAATTATAAAATTTGTAGAAAAATGTCCAAAATACGTATTTAAAGTAATACAAGCACAATATAAAAAAAATGAAAATACTAACAATAGACGGAAATAATTTAGTACATCGAGTATATTGGGTAGCAAATAATATAAAAAACGTTTCGGAAAATTATCATGTTTATATGTTCCTTAATAGCGTTAAAAGTTATGTCGAAATGTATCAACCTGACAAGACCTTTTGTGTCTGGGATGAAAAACCTGATTATAAACCTAATAAACGCAAGGAATTACTTAAAGATTATAAAGGTAACCGTGATAAAGAATACGGTAAAGAGGTACATACCAAGAATGAAATTATTAAGGAAATGTTAAATACTATGGGTATCCCATCTATTTTTCCTAGATCTTACGAAGCTGATGATGTTATTAAGATAATTAATGACGCATACTATAAACATTGTACTACTAAATTTTATATAACAAAAAAATTATTTAGACATATTATAGTTACTGTTGATAGAGACTTGTGTCAGTTAATTTCTAATAAGGTTTCAGTTTATGATCCTATTAAAAAAATTGAAATTAATAAAGAAAACTTTAAAGATATTTTAAAATATGATAAAAGAGATTTTATTAAAGTAAAAGCTTTAACTGGAGATAAAAGTGATAATATTCCCGGAATAAAAGGTTTTGGTAAAGTTAAAATAGAAAAGTTTTTAAAGGGAGAAATATTTTTAACTGAAGAAGAAAATAATATATATGAAAGAAATTTAGAATTAGTTAAATTAACAGAAGATAAAGATGAAAAAGAATATGTATTAAATCAATTATCTGAAATAAAAGATACAACTAATTATGATCAATTTAAAAAACTAAGTAAAGAACAAAATTTTAGTCAAATAATTAAAAATGATATGAAATGGTATACTGCTTTTTTTCAAGATAATAGATTATTAGAGCTATTATCTTAAATAATTATATATGCAAAATCAATTCATAAACCCTCAACAAATACGTTCACCTTATACAGGTGAAGCAGCAAAAGCTAATTTTTCTTCTTATGATGCCGATGGAAAAACGTATGAACAAGCAGTTATAACTGACCCCGTAACTGGGCATGTTATTAAAAAAGGTTTAGTTTCTATTAAAGATAAAGTAACTGGTGAAGTTATACAAGATTATAAAACTGCATTAAATCAAAGTTCTACGATCCAAAGCAGAGGTTAGTCTTGAAAAATAAATTATTGCATTTATAATAATAATGTGATAGTTATACCTGAGCAGTATGTTGTAAATGTTTTATATGAGAATGTCTATAAGATCTCATATAATAAATACACTAAAACTTATAACGGTTGCTGCCCTATATGTAAAGAAGGTGGGTCATGGGGTAAAAAGAAACGATTTTATTATATACCAAATAAAGAATTAGCTTATTGTCATAATTGCGGTTATAGTAAAAAAGCTTTAACTTTTATAACTGAGGTAACTAATAAGCCATTGCATATTATTGCAAATGAAGTTAAAGATTTTGATGTAGAAATACAAATACCACGTGAAGAGCAACCTGAGGTTACTAAAGTAGTAGATAAAAGTTTACCTGAAGATTGTATTAATTTATCCGATATTAGTCAGTTAGATTATTATAAAGATAATAATATTGTAAAAATGGCTTTACAGTTAATTAAAGATAGAAAACTAGATAAAGGTATTAATAAACCTAAAACATTTTATTTATCATTAAAAGACCCTGTTCATAAAAATAGATTAATATTACCATTTTATGATGAAAATGATCATATAATCTTTTATCAATCTAGAGGATTAACTAAAAAAGATTTATTCGAAAGACCAAAGTATTTAAGTAAAGTAGGTGCTGAAAGAAGTCTATATGGTATGCAAAATATAAACTCTAATTTAGATAATGTTTTTATTTTTGAAGGACCTATTGATAGTTATTTTGTTGAGAACGGTTTAGCTACTTGTGGTATAACTGAAAATACAAATAAAATGTTTACTTCATTACAGAAGCAACAGATTAACAAACTTAACTTATATAAAAAAATTTACGTATTAGATAATCAATATTGTGATAAGGCATCTTTAAATAAAAGTATTTTATTAGTTGATAGTAATGAAAAAATTTTTATATGGCCTAAAGAATTAAAAAAATTTAAAGACTTTAACGATATATGTGTAGCTGGTAATAAAGACAAAATAAAACCTGAATTTATATTAAAAAATACATATTCAGGCCTTAAAGCTAAATTATTATTAACCGAAATAAAAAATAATTAATTAACGAACATTACCAGTACCTGTAAAACCTTTGGACCTAGTACCGGTAGAAATAAAATCTGCATATTGGTTTAATTGTTTGAGTTCACTGACTATTTCTTTTAGAGCGTCTACAATTTCTTTTGATGACTCCTCTTCTTCAGAATTTAAAGGTTCAATTTCATTTACTTGATCATCAGCTGCAGCTTCTTCAGGAGCAAACTGATCATTATCATCTTGTTCAACCTCATTATTAACGTATGCTTCAAAAATTAAATCTTGATCTGTTTTCATATTATTATTTAGTTAAATTTATATTTTGGATCGTTAGCACCTGCTAGATAACCTTTTAATATTTCGCTTAATGATGAGACTTCCATTGCTACTCTAGCAATCTTTTTAGTTTCAGCATTTGAAATACTATCAAATATTGTATCTGGTTCAGCAGAGTTTAAAGAAGTTTGAATACTATTAGTGGTACCATTTAAATAATCTCCAAATCTATCCATTTCATTAATCCAGCTACTAAGTTCTTCAAACATTTGTTTAGATTGTGTACTAACTGGATCATCTCCTGCTGGTACATCTACGTCAAAATCTTCTGGAGACGTTTCAGGGTCTAAAGTGGAAGCCATTGCTTCTTGATCAGTTAACTCAGTATTTTCATCGTCCTGTTCAGATAAAAATTTTTTAAATCTTTTTTGGTATAAGCTCATACAATTATTTATAAATATTTATATGCAACCAACCACTAAATTTGAAGACTTATCAAAAGTAATTAAAGAAGACTATGGACATGAAATGATGCCTGATGTTGTAAGAGATCAATCAGGGCAAGCTACTGAATACCCTCCACAGGCTTCTAATGTAAAAGATATATTTAATAAAAATAATCGCACTGATGTAGCGCCTGAAAATATACCATACCCGTTAAATGAATTTGATGATGTGGTAGCTAATGCATTTGTATCTTTACAAAATTTAGAAGAATTATTAAAGCATGCAAATACTAATACAGTTATTAAAGATAAATCACCTATAGATAAAATAAGTAAAGAGATTATTGGTTTAAAAGGTAAATTAGTTGATATTAGTAAAAAAGTTAGTAAAATAAAGTAATGAAAAAGATAATAACGTCATTGACGCTAACTTTACTAGTTAGTGGTATCTTTGGTATACTTTTTGAAGATTGGTTGGTATTTGGTCTTGCAACTATTTTACAAATTTTATTTTTTTACTTTTTTAATACAGTTTATGAAAATTATTTAACTAAAAAAGTTATTGAAGCTAATGCTTTAGTTGAAAAAGAAAAATTTAAAAATATAGTTAAAGTTGCGTGTCCATGTGGTGAAAATAATCAACAAGAAGTTTTATTATCATTTAATGAAGATACAATTTTTAAATGTAGTAAATGTGATAAAGATATAAGAGCTTCTACAAATGTAGGTACTACTTTAGTAACAACACCCTTAATAGAAAAAAATCTATGAATGAGTTAGATAAAATTGTATCAGAAGTACCTAGTGATTCGTTAAAGATAAAAAGTGATGATAAAAAAGTTTCAGTAAATGATATTATAGAATTTTTTACAGATAAAGATACTGAAAAAAATGCCCAAATAATTGCAGGTAGAGTTTTTCAAAAAAACAAGAAATTAAACTTTACTGAAACTTTTTTTAAATTATATGAAGAAGAAATTAAAAAAATAGAAACTAAAAATAATAAAGATTTAGATAATTCTTTTTTTAATTTAAATAAAAAAATACTTTCAAATAATATATACTATATAAAAGAAATTATTAATTTATATGGTTTAGATGAAAAAAGATTAATTATGTTTTTAGTAGGAACTCTGATACAATCTATATATGATGAAAAAAACTGATGATATTATTCAAAAATATGGTATAGATTATGTGGCAAGATTTGCATGTTTATATGAAGGCGTTAATGTAGCTTGTAGTAGAGCTGAAAGAATAGGCTATGATACAGAACATAGTACTGCATGGATTAAACCTACAGCATTCCAGAAATATATTGATGAAAGATATTTAGATATGAAACATGATATACAATTATATTTAAAAGGAGTAGATACTGATGAAATTTATCCCTGGGACGAGATTTATTAATCGAACGGATTCAAATACTAGATTTTTTAAAAAAAATAAAATATATATTCTTCAAGATATAAAGAAATTAAATGATAAAGTATTATATACCTTTTTAGTTGAAAATGAATATAAAGAAGTAAAGTTTGAATCTTTTAACCAAGCTGAAAATTGGTTAAAAACTATTGTAATTTAATAATAATCACCATATACGTCAGTATCGTTACCCGACATATCAAAAACATCTTCTTTACTTATATCATCAGTAGAATATAATTCGTAATCTTCCCTCTTAGGTACTGACGGTATATTATCACCACCAGGTAATCTACCTGCAAAATTATCTTCATATACTTGATCATTAGTAACCTTATTACCATTTGAAGATATTTGCGCTTGCAAAGTAAATAAATCTTCAGTACTAATATCGGATAATCCGCTTATATTAGTAGAAATATCAGCAAGCATTACCCCACCACCTTGATCATTGAAATCAATTTCAGGTTCAAAACTATAATCAAGACGTTTAGCTTTTAATAAAAATACATAATGACCTTGTAAATTATTAATCTCTGAAATATCTTGGTCTAATTTTTGCGTAATTTCAAAAAATTTAGCTTGTCTATTAGAAGGTCTATCATCTCCGTATTCAGATAATTCAAAAACGTCCCCTGCTTTAGGCTCAACTATAGGTCCAAAATCTGCATATCTATCATAAACTCCTTGAGGTAATTTACCATTTACAATATTATCTACATTATCTAACGGTTCAAAAACCGAAGATAGAGATTGAAATTCATCAAAAAATGATGATATATGGACATAAGCAGTTATTTCATCATCGCTTTCAAAACCAAATTTTGATAGAGTAATAGCATTTTCATTTAAAGTAACTGCTAAAGTTATTTCTCTAGGTTCTGTAAATATTGCAGTTGGTTGTTCCCCGTAAAAATTATCAGCGCTTAAAGTATTATATGTATTAACATAATATTTAACCTTCGTACCAAATTGATTTATTTGTTCTCTCCAATAATTTGAAAATAATATACGTTCACGCGATTGTATAGATTTATCAGTAAATCTAAAACAAGTCTCATCCGAGTTAACTATACCAGGAAATTCACAACTGTAGTCAATAATGCTCATTTTTCTATAACAAATTTATTTAAATTATTATCAAAATATAATACAATACCCGTACTACCTAATTTTTTAATTTTACCTTTATAGGGTACTACGTTATATTCATTTCTTATATATTCGAGATCACGGGTACCACATACTTTTTTACCTGTACCATCTCTTAATTGTTCTATTTTTTGATTTTTAGTTGGGTCAGTTTTAACATAGTCAGGAACTATATTTTCATGATCTCTAATATATCTTAAATCAGAGCTTACCCCTGGTATAGCTCTACGATGTCTATGATTTATTCCAGGTTTAGCTCCTTGATATTTATTTTCAAAAAACTTGTGAAATGTTAACATAATTATATTTAAGCAAAAAAAAGCGCAACCATATTAATATGATTGCGCGATATGAAATCTACTTTTTTTTATCCGAATAACTCTGCACCTGCAGTAGCTACTGTACCTGAACCTGCTTTATTAGCTTTACCTGTAAGATGTCCTTTTCCGTCAGCTAGTGGCTTTGGTTCCCCATCAATATATTTTGCTGTTGAATCTGATGCCTTTTTAGCTTTAGGTTTTACTGTACCTACTTTATTATTACCAGCATTTGTTAAACCTGTTTCTTTTGCGTTTACTAATGCATGACCAATATCTTCTGCGTCAACTGCTTCTTTATGGGTATCTTCATCTTCATCATCATGGTCTTCACCATCTTCATGCTCTTCAGCTTCATCAGATACTTCTTCCATTTCATAATCTTCATGCTCCATATCTTCATCAGCATCTTCATCGTCATCTTCGCCTAGTGCGGCTTTTAATGTGTCACAAAGTTGTTTTACCATATCACGATCTAGAGTTAGTGTTACTTGACCTTCATCGTCTGTTTCAGCAACTTCGGTATCAATGCCAAGAGCATCTAATTCTTGTGTTTCTTGATCAGAGTGCATTTCTTCACCCATCACGTTTTCAAAAT